GTAATAGGTGAAAAACTTGAACAATCTGTAACTGGTGGAACAGCATTAGGTTATATTGTTTCTTATGATACTGATACTAACGTAATTAAGTATTATCAAGATAGATCACTATTCTTTAATCAGACTAGTTCTGATCAAACAGACTATGTTGGAATTACAACTGGATCTAAAGTTTTGCAGTTTGAATCATCAGCAGAGAGTGTAATTGCACCTACAAGTGGATTTAATGCCACTGTAGATCAAAACTTTACTGGAATAAGCACTAATCCAACTGGAAATAAGGTTATTTCATTAGGTGTGAACTTTACAAATGGTCTTGCGTCTGCTGAGATAAATAAAAAGTCGGGTGAAATAATTTACTTAGATAATCGACCACTAGTTACTAGGAATCCTAGACAAAAAGAAGACATTAAAATCATCTTGGAATTTTAAAAAATGCCACAAAAAACGAATTTAAATATAAGTCCTTATTATGATGATTTTAATAAGGAAGATAAATTTTACAAAGTCCTATTTAAACCAGGATTCCCTGTTCAAGCAAGAGAATTAACACAGTCTCAATCAATTCTTCAGAATCAAATTGAGTCATTTGGTAGTCACATCTTTAAAGATGGGTCTATGGTGATACCTGGTAATATAAATTTTGATCAACAATATCATTCAATTAGAATATTAGATAGTCATTTAGGTATTCCAGTAACATTATACCTAGAGCAATTAATAGGATTAAGATTAAAAGGTCAAACTTCTGGTATTGTTTTAACGATTGATAGTTTTGAATTAGCTGGGACAAACACACAGATAGATGATTTAACAATATATGTTAAATATTTGGAATCAGGGGATAATAACGAAATATCAAATTTAAATGATGGGGAGCAATTAATAGTTCAAGAATCATTTATCTACGGAAATACTGCGATTAATGAAGGTGAAACCGTTCTTACATTAGTCGATACTAATGCTTCTGCAGTTGGATCTGCAGTTGGTATATCTTCTGGAACATATTTTATTAGAGGAAATTTTGTAGATGTATCCACAGATAAAATTGTTTTAGATCCATATTCAAACACACCATCGTATAGGGTTGGTTTAAATATTGATGAGCAATTAATTACTGCTAAAAATGATGACTCTTTATATGATAATGCAAGAGGATTTTCAAACTTTGCTGCACCAGGTGCCGATAGATTAAAAATAACCACAACTTTAGGAAAGAAAAGTCTAACTGATTTTAACGATACAAACTTTATTGAATTGTTGAGATTGGATGAAGGTGAAATCAAAAAAATTGTTAAAAAATCAGATTATTCTTTAATTAGAGATTATTTTGCTGAAAGAACATTTGATGAATCTGGAAACTATTCTGTTGATGAATTTAATGTTCAGTTATTTAATTCATTAAATGATGGTATATCAAACGAAGGTATTTTTAGATCAAATGAAGTAACTGACCAACAAAATACACCATCTGATGATTTAATGTGTGTAAAAGTATCACCTGGAAAGGCATATGTAAAAGGTTATGATATTAATTTAGGTGGAACATCAATCATAGATGTAGAAAAACCGAGAGACAAGCAAATAGTAGGATCATCATTAGTTCCATATCAAATGGGAACTATTTTAAGAGTAAATAATGTTTTTGGAGCTCCTTCACCAAATATTAACGAAGATACTTATTGTTTAGAATTTTATAATCAAAGAACAGGTTCAAATACTGCTGGAACAGGAGAATTAGTAGGAAAGGCAAGAGTTTATTCCTTTACAGTATCTGATGCTTCTTATGTTAATGATGCTAGTGAATGGGATTTACATCTATTCGATATGCAAACATTCACTCGTTTAGAACTTAATCAAGCTGTAAGTAATGCTGAACTTCCTAATACTTCTTTTGTAAGAGGGGTAAGTAGTGGTGCAACTGGATATGCAATAGCAGCAGGTGGTGCTAGTGCAGTTGTTAAATTGACTCAAGTTACTGGTATATTTGTAGCTGGTGAACAAATCATTATTAATGAGGATACAGAAATATCAAGATCAATCAAAACTGTTAGAACTTTTGGTATACAAGATATTAAATCGGTTTATCAAGATACTTCTTCTGTATCTGGATATGCTGCTGATTTTGTTGCTGATACAGTATTACAAAGCAGAGTACCAACTGGTTTTAGTATTACTGACAATTTAAATATAAATGCTGCTGGTATTGCCACATGTGCAGGTAGAAGTTTTACAGGTATAAAAACAGATACTATTGTTAGATACCAGTTAACAGGTGAAACAACAGAAAGGTTTAATAGAGTTATAGATGTTGATACTACTGGATTATTCATTGAATTAGCTGCTGTTACTAGTATTACTGGTGTGTGTAATGGTGCATTACCTACTGGTGAATCTGTATCACCTACATTCAGTTTCGGAGTTACTAATATAAATCTAAACGAAAATAAAGGTCTATATGCAGAATTAGGAAATAGAAATGTATCTGATATTGATTTATCAACTGCTAATTTAACAGTGGGTAAAAATATAACAGGAGAGACCACAGATGGATCTGGTGTTTTAACATTTGATCTTGCTGCTAGTGGTATTTCAAGTGCATTTTATGAAGGTTTCGATGCTGAAAGATATTCAGTTCACTATTCAAATGGATCAATCGAACAATTAACATCAGATCAATTTGTTTTAGGTGCAAGTGGACAGTCTGTTACTATAAATGGATTAACAGCTAGCCAATCAAACGTTGTTGTAAGCACAACTCTTAAAAAACAAGCATTAAAGAGTAAGCAAAAAAATTATATTAGAAGTGAAAAAATAGAAATTCTTAAAACTGCTGTAGGAATAAACACAACTCTTACAGGAATGGATCAAGCTACTGGTTATGGTTTAAGAGTAGAGGATAGAGAAATATCATTAAATGTTCCTGATGTGGCAAAAGTTATTGGAGTTTTTGAGTCAATTGACACTAATTCACCAACACTTGATAGATTAACATTCCCTAGTGGTTTAAGTTTAGATACAGCAGCAATAGTAGGTGAAAGAATACTTGGTGATAGTAGTGATGCAGTGGCACAAATAACTGCATTAATATCTGCAACACAAGTTGAAATAGCATACTTGACACCATCTAAATTTACAATCGGTGAGGTTTGTAACTTTGATGAATCAAATATATCTACAACACTACAACTTATAACTGTTGGAAATAATTTAAATATTACAAATAGATTTGAACTTGATAAGGGTCAAAGAGAACAATTCTATGATTATTCTCGACTTGTTAGAAGAGTTAATTTTCCACCTCCAACTAGAAAAGTTTTAGTTATATTTGACAAATATATTTTACCAACTAATGATACTGGAGATTTTTATACAGTTGCATCATATGATGAAGAAAGATTCTCTCATGATGTACCATTACTGAAAAATGGATTAAGAGCAACCGATACTATTGATTTTAGACCAAGAGTTGCAACTTTCACTGGTGCAGAATCCCCATTTGCTTTTAAGAATAGAACTTTTTCATCTACTTTCAATCCATCATTTATTGTAACTCCAAATGAGAGTTCAATTATCGGATATAATTTCTACTTACCACGAAATGATAGGGTCGTTTTAGATATTTTAGGAAATCTATCAGTAATTAAAGGAACATCATCAACTGATCCAACAACTCCTGTAGTATCTGAAAATGCAATGGAAGTTGCAACCATTCAATTACCTGCATATCTTTATAATCCTGATGATGCAATCATAAGAGTTTCTGATAATGTCAGATATACTATGAAAGATATTGGTAGACTTGAAGATAGAATAGATGTTTTAGAAGAAGTTACTTCGTTGAGTTTACTAGAACTTGATACAAAAACTTTACAAGTTCAAGACGCTGATGGTTTATCAAGATTTAAAACTGGTTTCTTTGTTGATGATTTTAAAAATGTAGATCTTTTAGATACTAATGATCCAGATTGTAAAATTACTGTTAACTCTGATAATAGAGAATTAGAGGTTCCTCAAGATTTCTGGTCTATGAAACCAGAATTAGCACTTGATTTAACAACTAATGTTGATACTGCTGATTTTTCACAAGATCTTCAATTATTAGATACTAATGTTAAGAAAACTGGAGATTTAATAACTCTAAATTATGAAGAAGTTGATTGGATAAATCAACCATTAGCATCAAGAGTAGAAAATGTTAACCCATTTAATATGGTTGAATTTCTTGGTAATATTGAATTAAAACCATTTGCTGATACTTGGGTTAGAAATGTGTTTGTAGATGGTGGTGTTAGAAGATTAACACAAGGAAATCGTAATCGAAGATTTATTGAGACTCTTCTTACAAATCAAGCACCTGATACACATATTAGATCTAGAAACGTTGCTTTTACAGCAAACGGATTAAGACCAATTGCTAGATTCTATCCATTCTTTGATAGTGTAAGTGGGATAGATATTGTTCCAAAACTACTTGAAATATCCATGACAAATGGCATATTCCAAAAAGGTGAAACAGTAGAGGCATATGATTCAACTGGTGTTCGTGTTGCAATATTCAGAATTGCTCAACCAGATCATAAATTAGGAGATATCAATTCACCTGAAGAAACATTTAATGCAAATCCATATAATACATCTATATCACTTGGTTCTGTATATTCAGCATCATCAAGTGTCTTAAATATTGATGTTTTATCATTAGCAGATGAAGCACAGGGAAGATTTTTTGGATATATCCCTACAAGTAATGTTACTTTATTAGGTCAAAGTAGTGGTGCACAAGCAGAAATGGCTAATGTTAGATTAGTCGCAGATACATATGGAGATCTTTATGGATCATTCTTCTTTAGAGATCCACTAACAACTCCACCACCACCATTAAGGTTTAAAACAGGTATTAGTACATTTAAATTAACTTCAAGTTCTGTAAATGCAGAACCATTACCTGGTAGTTTACTAATAAGTTCTGGTGAGACCACTTATCAAGCAGAAGGTAGAGTAGATACATTTACAAACACCTTAGTAATCATAAGAAGAAGACGTATGTGTGACCCTCTTGCTCAGTCATTTACAACTGATGAGAGTGGTGCGTTTGTAACTGCGGTTGATTTATTCTTTGGTAGTAAAGATCCTAGTCAAAAATTAGCAGTTGAATTAAGAACAATGGAGTTGGGTCTTCCAACAAATACACTTGTTCAAGATTATTCTCGTGTTGTTGTCAATCCAAATGATATTAATATATCAACTAATGCTGAGATACCAACAAGAATAAAATTCCCATCTCCAGTTTATCTTGAACCTGGTAGAGAATATGCACTTGTATTATTAGCACCTACAACAAATCTTTATGAAGCATGGATTGCTCAGATGGGTGAGAGGACTGTAAATACACAAAGTTTACCAGATGCTGAATCCGTTGTTGTTACTCGTCAGTATGTTGGTGGAAGTTTAT